CACGATGGAAACAAGAGCAATCGAAGACATCATTAATGACGGGCCTAATGTGCTTGCCAATGACTCACCCACTAAAGTGCTTGCATCTGAGTGCCTCAACAATGCAGCAGGTCACTTATCGAATCGCGCATCTACTTACGATTCTCCACAAGGAGAGAGGAGCATGCTCAGAACTGTGCAGACCTTCCACTCATTGACGGGTATCGAGATGACTGAGGAGCAGGGCTGGATGTTCATGTCTATCCTCAAGATGGTTCGCTCACAGCAAGGCAACTTCAAGCTCGACAACTATGAAGATGGAGCAGCCTATTTCGCATTGGCAGCGGAGGCAGCAGCCTCAGATCGATCATGAATATTGCAGCCAAACCTAAACCCGAAACAATCAAGAAAGTTAACAAGGCCAATAGAGCAGTCGTGGTTCATCGAGACCCCGAAGAGCGCATTGGTTACAAGAAAAGAGATAAGAGATGATAGAACAATTTGCAGCAGTCCATGCCCTGATAACCTCAATGTTCATCATCATTGGTCAAGTCGTAGAGAAAGACGACATCCCCACTCCAGTGTTACTTATGCTCGTGCTCACGATCCTGTCCACTCCAATCACGTTGATCACTTATGCGATTCATATTTCTGGAGCAATACAGTGAGAGTCAACGTGTATCGAAACGTCAAAAAGAAACCAAGCATCCTCTCCGTGAGGTGTGCTGCAAGTGGTTTAGTTCTCGGTCACTCACACCATGCTGAACTTACTGATTGTCGTTTCGTCATCCAATCATCTGGTCAGTCTCAAGTACGGAAGACTCATCAGAAAAATGTCCACGCTTGGGTCAGTGGAAACCTTGAATACATCACAGACTTTTCCTCAATCAAAGAGAGAAGGTTAAATGATGATGTGCTCCACATTACTGAGGAAGAAGTGCAACTTGTGCGTGACGTATCAGAGGACTCTCCTAGCGTGTTTAAGCGCGTGAGTTATGATCCATACAAGGATGACGTATTCACACTCAATGGTACTGAGATCGAAGTAAAGACAGCCGAAGCGGTATCCGTGTACGCAGATGGAACCATCTATGCACGGGAGCCTAAGTCGTGACACCTAATGGATTATCTCCTCAAGGATTTTGGACAACCAAAGATGTTCGCATCATCACTGATCGATGGGGTAACACGGACTACCGAGACATCGCACTGTTGCTCAAGAGAACTCCCAATGCTCTCCTCCTCAAGGCACAAGACCTTGGACTCACATCGACTCGACAGCGTACACGATCAATCGATAACAAAGACATCAAGCGACTGCTCATCAAAGGTCTCACTGCCCTAGAAATCTCAGTGGAGCTTGGATGCACGAAGCGCAGAATCAATCAGATCATTACCGATGACATCCCAGAATACAAACCATTGCGTGATGCAATCGGTCAACTCCGAAGGAAGAGGGGCCACCTCTAGTGTACGCCACTCAATCATGGCTCTACCCAGACATGTTCTTGGTCTCACCATTTCATATCTGCTCGGTCATCGATGAGTGGCAACACCATAACTCTCCAACCATTGTGCGAACTGAATGGGTCTCCATCCCAAACGATAACCCAGTCATCAAAAAGAACTGGTACTCCTCACACTCTGGCGTATTTATTGGCGATGAAGAAACGGCCCGAATCATTGTGCGGAATCGTAAGTGGAGGTTCATAGAACTCCAGCCAGCACATCCCTCTCAATCACATTGCAACGTAGGTTGGAGTCGCAACCAAAACAAAGTGGGTTGGGCAGGTTTTAAGAACCCATGCCCCACCTCCAAATCGAGACGCACGTTTACCATTGGAGACCTGCACTATCCAAACACATTCAAGGCAGGAACAATCACCAAACTCCAAGAGGCAAAAGACTCAGCCATTCGCTACGCGATAGACATTAACAGTCCGATCCCCTCAGAACTCCCAGAATCAAACGATCCACTGCCCATTACATTTATACCCCCAGCTCCACCCATACTTACTCAGGAAACAATCAATGCCATCAATGCGCGGAATGAAACAGAAAGGTGATAACTTTGAACGTGAACTTGCAGCTCATCTAAACGCAGAGTGTTACCCAATTACCCAGTCAGCTTATCGTGCTCCTCTATCTGGCGGTGGGAATGTGATGACATCTGGTGGAGCCGATTTGGTAGGCACGCCTGACCTATTCGTTGAAGCCAAGAGGGTTGAGAAGTGCAACTTCAAAGAAGCCATCAGGCAAGCAGAAAGGAATGCAAAGGACACCAAGTCTCCTGAGACTCCCATCGTAATAAACAGAATGAACAACATGAAAACAACGGACTCATATTGCGTCCTAAGACTTGGCCCATTCCTAAAATATTACAACGCTTGGTTGCGTGAGAATGGATACAAATAACAGGCAAAAAAAATGGGAGCCGAAGCTCCCTTTAAAAACAATTACTCAGTTAAAAATTAGGATCAATCATCTCAGCTTTGATGTCGAGCGCATCAAGGAATGCTGCCCATGATTCTAATCTTTCTTCCTCGTCAGTGATAAAAAGAATTGATTCAACGTCCTTCATTATCCCAATCGTGACTGACCTCATTGCTGGTTCAGTAATTAACTTGTACTCTCGTGAGCTTATCATTTGCTCTAAACTTTTTGTCATTGTCCCTTCGCTCCAGACCACTCAGACTACTCCAGTGATCAATAAAATTTGTGTTTAACTTCCCTCCTAAATTTTCCATACACAAATCTTTGTTGGGGCCATTCGGACATTGCTCGTTTATATTATTTCCAAAATTGGTTTGCAGAAACGAAAATATTGGCGCTAGATAATTCCAAAGCGGGCATGTGTTTGCCATGTGATCAGTGTAGATTATCCACCACTCCCACTCATCATCCAGCATCCAGCCTTTCTTCTTGCATCTGTTGTCATTTAAATTGCGAACTAACATGCAATTCCCTGTAAATGTAATTGATTAATGTTTATAACACGATAAAGTGTTCCCTACAATGTGCCTTGCACTAAGAATGCAATATTAAAACATCATCGTATGTACCATCTCAGTCGTGCCACTTCGTGCTGTAATGATTACTTCCTGACCATAGAGATTTAGGGATAGATAGCAGTTTACAACTGCTCCAAATCTCTGTAGCCTACGCCCTCGTTGACTATCAAACATCAATAGAAAACAAAGCGGGAATAGCTCAGTTGGTAGAGCACGACCTTGCCAAGGTCGGGGTCTGGAGTACATCACTCCTTATCCCTCACAATGTTCCATGTAGTGTGGACACGCTACGCTTCTCATTGCATCTCTATCTGGCTTGTTATCCAAGCCCACGAACTAACATCTCAGCATCCTTCACCCCACCATGGAAGTAATTATCATTGGTGGTTTGGACATCCTTATGCCCCATGTATGCACTCAACATCAGTGCATTGGTACTGCCATTGTTACCAGCGTTTGTTCCAAACGTATGCCTAAACGCATACAACGAAACACCAGCCTCAACTCCAAACTCATACCCAGCATACAAGGTTGCCTTCTTCAATCGATAAGCAACTGCCTTGGTTGAGTCCTTCAAATCAGCCCAGCACGTTTCGCTATCTCTCTTGAAGACATGCTCATCACGCTTGCAAGGACTCAACGTAATCAACTCATCAATCACTGCCTCAATTGAAGCAGAGTAGGGGATCGTCCGAGCCATGACCTGACCATTCTTTCCCTTGTACGACTGAACTGTTAACGTCTTGCCTCTTCGGTCAACATCCCTCCACTTGAGGTTGATCAACTCCTTCGGTCTGGCTCCTGACCAAGCGAGTACAATGAAATACCTGCGAGAGTAATCATCCATATTGCTCATGATTTTATCTCTGTCATCATTGTACAAATACAACTTTCTGGCTGGACTATCTTGCCCTATGGTGGGCATCCTTATGGGAGGCAAAGACTTACTCTTGCACCCATAATTTATGACAGCTTTAAGCACAGTGTTGTACCTCTTGATAGTAGCTGGAGACAACCCTCGTTCCAGCATACTGCGTTCCCATTCCAAGACCGATGCTTCATTGACACTGGAGACACTAACTCGTCCCCAGTAATCAGCAACGTGCTTCACCTTGTTGAGGCTCTCTTTGGCAACACCTTTCTCGTAGTAAAGCTCCAGCAATACATCCACTGTCAGCTCACTACCTTTAACGAAAGCATGACCACCATTGTTCATGATGTCAGACTCAAGTTTTCCTAACGCCTTGTTAGCTACGGATTCATCCTCGGTCAGGTTTATCTTTAGACTGCACCTAACTGGGACTCCGAATGAATCCTCACCTCTGGCGTAATACTTTCCTCTATACTTTTCCAGCCTTAACTTTATCTCTGTTTTCATAGGTATCTTCCTTACTCTTCACATATAAATGTAAGTAAGGGTCTATCCCACCCGTATCGTATGTTCCTGCCCAGTTTTTAGGCAAGCCACCACTCCACTCCATATACTCAGCGTCAGTTGCTGCTTCAAGAATGGGTAGCAAGCGACTGCTTACTTCATTCTTATCTTCAGTACCCATCTTCGTCCACAACGCTTTTAAATGAAGCCTAGCTGTATTGCGTGAGCAAGTCATTCGCCTCGCCATATCAGCCATATTCATACCACTGAACAACCACATCTGCATGGCTGCATGCTGCTTACTTGTCATCATTCTGAGAACACTACCATCTGTCACTGATGCAACCTGCTGGCGAGGGGTGACACTAGGTGTACCCATAGCAAATCTTATGATTGATTTAAGCTCTTCCATTTGCCCTAGCATCTCAGTCCTGAGTGCTGCTATCTCTTTTGAAAGCTCCTCATTTGTACTCATCGTGCTTCTCCTGATTAATATTATGTGTCTCAGAATAGAGACACTCCCGTAGTATATCCATCTTATTGAAGATTACAATTGATATTTGTAATCATTCATCACATACCTCCTCTTCATCTAACCAAGCTGGATGTCGATCACCCATCTTGTGCAACTTAACTTCCGATTTAACATATCCCCTGTAAGACTCAATCACATTAGGTATCGATGGCTCACAGTCCTTGAACTTTTTAGGCACGCACCTTGGAGGGATGGTTCTGATCTGCGGAGTGATGCCGTACTCTGCATTAATGTAGTCTGAAAAGCTGCCGATCTCATCACTCACAGTGTACCCACGCTTGTTAACTTCCCTCACCAAACTAGCCAGATACTTGACTGTCCATAACCAATTACCCTTCGACTTCTTTACCCACTTAACCCATGAATGCTTGGGGTCGTGACAAATAAACATAGCCTCCTCGCCTTCCCAGTGAGCCGCACCTTCACTCACCAATTCAACCGCATCAAACAACCTTCGTTCCCACACATCATCTGGCACTGAATGAGCAACAACCTTTGGACTCTCACTTACCATGTATATATTCATCAACAACTCCCTTAACTTTTAACCAATCACACTTACGAATCTTCTTGTGCCTAACGATCTTCGCAATCGCTACCC